TCAGATATAATATACTCGCCACTCTTTTGATTATCTGTAATAATCCAAGGCAATTTCCTGGATTTGACCTTATAACCAACAAGAGTGTATCGTGGGTGTTTTCTCTCCAAGTCTATATCAAAGTATTTTGCATAATGCTCTAAGTCTTCTTTCTGTTTTTTCTTAGCAATGTCTTCAACAGAATTACCTTTGAAAGTAACAATCAATTGAAACTTTGCTTGGTCTTCATCGAAAGAACAATTACCAAGAGTATATTCAAAAGGAATTTTATCTCCGAAACATTCTGCTTTTAATATGTCTTGTAGGCTCGTTCTTAGATTTCTAAGAATTGGTTTTGAAAATTTATCTGTCATTATGTCCTCCATTGTCAGATAGTTTTTGTTGATAGTCTTTACTAGGTTTCCCCCAATAAAGTCTATATCCCTCTTCGGAATGCTTTTCGGCACAGTCTTCGCACCTAAAATAATCTGCATGAGTAAAGTCTATTTCACTTTCATCAAACATTTCTGCACACCCATCACAAGTTACAGATTTTGATAACTTGTTTCTATGGATATGATGATATAATTTACTTGCCATTATCTATCCTCCCAATCATTTTTATGATTATGTAAAGCATTGATGCCAAGATTAAAAACTAATGTATTGTGAAAATCTGTAAGACGTTTTTCAACATCTTCCACATTAGGTTCTGTAATTATGTCTTTTAATTCATTGATTATATAAAAGAGACAAACTTTATTATCCAATTTAATATTATCAGTTATTGGAGGCAGTTTTAAATCATGTAACTCTGCATCAACAACTTCTAAATCATGAACTAAATTCTGCAAATCTGATTTTTTAATTCTCTTTCGAATGTTGTAACCATTATATTCGTCTGTTAATCGACTAATCACACCATGTAATTTTTCTTCTGCTCTTACCATGACTGCAACCTTTCTAAATTTACTTCTTGTTGAAACTCGTGTAACAATTCTTCTGCATGATCAACAAACATTTGCGATCCAAAATGTTTGCGAACTTCTTTTATTACTTGCTCATTAGTTAAATCTTGTAGTTTTTCTCCAACAAATAATTCAACCTCTAACAATTTATCTTTTAATCTACTCATTCTTTTATCTCCTCAATTTGAACATCTCCATAACCCTCATAAACCCATTGGTCATAATGTTTTTTTGCTCTTTCATAAGTAGTATAATAATCATCAACACCACCTACCCAAACAATCCATCTATAACCGATTTCAAATTCTGTACTCATTTAAATCTCCCTCCAACATTGTAATCTCTACATAAAGTTAATATTTCCTTAAACGTCATTGCATCGTATAACTTGATACTATGCTCTTCTTCGAAATACTCCGAGAAACTTCTCTTATCACTTGATAAAAGTAAATTCCAAAGTAATTCAAACTTGCGACCCTCTTGTTGCCAACAAGAATTCCTATCTATAATTTTTCTTAACTCTTCATAAATTGTCATTATTAAGCCTCCACAAATTGGTTAATATCTTTTAATTTATTTATGATTATTGTAGTCTCTTCAATCTCTTGGTCTAATATATCATCAATATTTGTATTCAATAATACATTACCAACTTTCATAAGCTTGAATTCATGATATAAAGGATAGTTTGTTTTACTGTACATTATATTTCCTCCTAGTGAGTTTTAAAAATAACTTGTCTTTTTGGTTGTTCCCAACATAAACCACAACTCCCACAACTATTAGTTAAACCAATTTGTTCTGGGCATTGTATAGATTTGTCTTTTTGGGGAGTTTGTAATTCTTCTGAATTTGCAGAAAATTCTTGTTTTAGATCATTACTATATCTAACAGAAAATCTTTTCTTATGTTTAATTCTTAAACTTAAAATTGCTTGAGCAATGTATCGTGATTGTTGATATTTTGAACTAGTACTATTTGCAGTATATCCATAAATGGCAATGTTAGGATATAATTTTAACATTAAATCCCAAAAATAAACATACTCAACATTAAAAAAATCGCCTAATATATGCAATCTTATTAATGCTTTTTTACCTTTTAAATCTTTAATATCATCGTGAATTTTTGTTGTTAAAAGTAATTCATCTTTTGCACTCATTCTATGAGCGAATGGCATATTGTTGCCAAAGCAATCGTCCCAATGAAAACAATCTTTTGGACAAGTTTCTCTTTCAACTAATGTTAATGTATAAAATTTATAATCTTTAAATGAACCTTTTAAAACTTTTTTCCCAAGCTTTTTATTTGTGCTTGGCTTTAAAACTTTAAATTGATAATCTTCTAAATTATGTATATTCTTTTTATACTTTGTAGTAATTAACATTTTAAATCCTCCGAATAATATAAGTAATTATGGGATAATATAATAACCATGTCAAGCGAAAAAAACTTTTTTAAACAAGTAAAAGCATCATTAAACAAATCTGATTTTATTCAAAAGATAGAAAACAAATATAATTCTGGTTTTCCAGATTTAATTATTATTAATGAAACATTGCCATTATTTATTGAATTAAAAGCACCTATAAAAGGAAATAGGATAAAGCTTGAAAAGTCCCAAGTATCAACACATTTAAGGATAAACAAGAATAATTATATTTCTTTTATCTTAAAAAATGACCCTCGCACCTCTAAAGCATTTTTATTTGACGGATATTCTGTAGCAAATGCGATAGTTTTGGGGCAAGAAGAACCATGTTTCGTGTTTCATGGCTCAATAAGTCAATGCTTGCAAGCTTGCAATGATTTGGCACAACGTAAAGTGAGGCTTGCGAGCTTTACGTTGTAAAATGGTTGTCTGCGAGTTTCACAAAAAACGAAAACATAAAGCGAGTTTGCGAGCTTTATGTTTTAAGTATGAGGCGACCATAAAAAAAGAGAGGCTTTCGCCTCCCTCGGTTAAATGATCCGATGTCTAAAATTATACTCGGTGTGTGTGGTCATCTTGTCATGTGTCATTTGTACTTGTAAATGATTGACAACAGAAAAAGCCATATCCATTCCACAACCTCCGACAACTAAACCCGTATAACTTTTATTGTGTCTATAATCTAAATAGTCTGAAATTAAACCATCTAAAAACCTCGGTTCATTGTCCACAATACAAAAGAAACTTATATGACGAGACATGCCACTTTGTGAGACATGACGGATAATGCAGTAAATTTCTTGTTGTTGGTTTAAAATTTCGTCAAGCCTAGCTTTAGCATATAACATATTATCATGTTTAACTTGCTTCTTGGTTCGTGTGTTTTTTAATATTGTATCCATTTTTAGTCCTCCGTTGGTTAATTGTTCCTTATAGGATAATCTAGGAATGTGAATAAGTCAAGCAAAAACCTGGTTTTGTGCATCATGTTTTGTGATACCTCGTATCAAATCTTATTGTTTGACTGTGATATAAATGTCACACCTTGTGACATTTTTGCGACTCTAAAAAATTTGACAAAACAAAAGCGAGCTTGCGAGTCTTTTGTTTTAAAAGCTTGCGATCTGAACCCCAAGCCTCGGAGCCTAACAAAAAAAAGGAGAGCCGAAGCCCTCCCCTTTCCACCAAGGAAACTTTATTAATCTTTCTCATAGTCTGGATGGTCTGGCATTCTTCCTTTGTGGTCACAATCCCAATACGGATCTTCATGTTCTTTCTTGAGTTCTGCAATGTAATCACACTTAGCATTATAATGATACCACCATTCTTCTTCTAATTCTCTATTCATTTACTTCTCCTTTGGTTAACTTCTCTGGTTATATTCTTTAATGATACATCGGCTAAAGCTCTTGCTTTTCTCTGCTCGGCAAGAATATCTTTAATAGCAGTTGTTGGCATTGGACGACCAGAAACAACAAAAGCCATTCTCATTGGAACGACTTCGGTATCATTACATTTAGTACAACATCTTCCATTAGAAAGAGGGAAGGCGTTATGCCCTCCCTTGTATCCGTTGGCTTGTACATCTATTTCGCTTGTACAAATCGAACACTTCATTATTTGCCCTCCTCCCTTAATTTAGCAATGATAATATCAAGAACCTTACTAGCGACTTCGTCTACTAAGTCTCCCTCGAATTTGGCCTGAAGCTCTGAGATGTCATCTCTTATTGAGTTCATCTCGTGGTTGTCGGATATTGCATCATCGATGCGAGAGTCTACTTGCTCATTAACAAGTTCCTCGATGGCATATTGTACATCAGACATATTGTCCTCCTTGGTTGTACGTTAAGGGATTATTCCCTCTTATGTTATATCATGGGATGCTATGGGATGTAAAGAACTTTCTTGTTAACATGTTAAGTACCTGGATTGCAAGCCTAAAAAAATTTGACAAAACAAAAGTGAGCTTGCGAATCTTTTGTTTTAAGACTCGGGGTTACTCCAAGGAAAAGGTAACTGACTTCGTTATGGCAAGAGGGGGCACCCCCTTAAATTGGGGGAGGGAGGGTAACTTATACACGATTAATTACAATGATTGATAAATTCATTTGAATGTATTATTGTTCGGATATGAATTATGAAGCGTTACCCAAAGAAGTGTTACAAGAAGTTCTGTTACTGGAGCAACAGCACAAGCGACTTGAAACCAGAGAAATAGCTCAAACTAAATTTCTAGCCTATGCTAAACATGTATATGAAGGTTTTATAGAGGGGAACCATCATCGTGTCATATCTGAAAAGCTCGAGGACATTGCATCGGGTAACTTGAAGCGTTTGATCATCAACATGCCTCCTAGACACTCGAAATCAGAATTAGCGTCATATTTAATGCCTTCGTGGTTCTTGGGACGTAATCCTAAATTAAAAATCATTCAGGCTACCATGAACACGGAACTTGCTGTAAGATTCGGTAGAAAGGTTCGTGATCTCATTGCCGATCCCATATATGCTGAGATCTTTCCCAAAACGGACTTGAAACAGGATAGCCAGGCCGCAGGTCGTTGGGAGACTAGTGCCGGTGGGGAATATTTCGCTGCGGGGGTGGGTGCTGCAATGACTGGTCGTGGTGCCGATTTGTTGATCATTGATGATCCTCACTC